ATTTTTTTTTTTTTTTTTTTATCTAAGACGCGAACAGAGTGAGCGTTTTAGTCCCAGTAATTAAATTAAATTTTAATTTTATTTAATGATGGAAGTGCTTGCACTTCTTTCTTGTAATTTATTTACAAGTTAATTTGTTCCAATTGTTCCAATGGGTTAAATTTATATAATATAGTTTAGGTTATTGTTACAGCGCAAGCGCCCCTAAACTATACCCTTATATACAGTCAGTATAAGGTATTAATTTGTTTTCTTTTATTGTCCATATATTCCACCTATCTTTAGATAGCATTGAATCATCAGGTTCAATATTTGTACATACCCATACAAATGGAGTATCAAAATCCCAATCCTTATATTTATGTCTTACATCATATACATATCCAGATAATATTGTTTCTATTGCACTGTATATTCCATACAGTCTACTTTTATCCATTGCTCTAGGTAAGTCAATGAATATAGGAACAGAGGTCCTAATCTCTTTCCCAATCATAATGTCACAACATGATTGACATAACTTTTCTCCATCATTTACTGGTGGTAGAACTACACCGTTCAGGTGTAATCTCATTAAGTGTGCAAGCGTAGATTTACCACTATTTCCCTTCTTATCATAGATCACGTTAATTTTTCTATCAGAGAATCCATCACCCTTGTGGTGTTCAAACATATCACTTACTGTTTTTTGCCATTCTAACAAAGTATTTTCTTTACCTTTGTATTGTCTAGGAATGTATTTTACTTGCTGATTAATATCAGTCCATGGTCCATCATATCTTGTATCTTCTTTAGTTACATAATTATAAAACATAGATGCTTTAGCAGATGCAGTAGAAGTATTACTAATATTTGCCATAATATTTTTATCTTGAAATATATCAATTACTTGGTTAATTCTCAATTTCTCATTTAGACTTATTCGTCCTTGGAAATGGTCATAACCACTTTCACTTATTTCCCTCTGGAAACCCCATTTTTTACAAAAAGTTTTTAAAAAAGTAATCATTTGCATGTGATTGCCATCATATTTATCAGCTGAGAGAGTAAAATCGTATACGTATTTTGCCATATTTTATTCTATATATATATATTATTTTATCTTTAAGTATAATTATTATAATTATATAATTATTTTTACGTTTGAATTTCAATATTTAAATAATGATCATAATCATTAAATGCCATATTCTAAACGTCATTCAGCAGCAGCCAAACGTATCCAACGTACTTGGCGTAGAAATCCATCAGGATTACATCGTAGATCTAAAGCACCCATGCGTAAAACAACTCGCAAAGGTGCCTATGGAAGAAATAAAAAGAAACAAATGGCTATACGTAGAGCGCCTCTAGTAGAGACTAAACGTAAAGACGATAATGCCCTAAAAGCCGCAGGTTATTTCAGTGGAAGTGGTTCCACTGCATTTTTAGTAGATAGGCAGGCTTTAAATGTATATTCTACAGAACACACAATGTTAGATCCACTAACATATTATCTATGGTCCCAGGGATTAGATCAATCTCAGCATATAGGCCAGGCCGTAAATATTAAATATACAAATATGAAAATCCAAGTAAGATTTCCTCAACCTCATGTTAAAATTACTACTTCAGGTACTACAGATCCTCAAATTATTCCAGATCAACCTATGGATTATGAGTTAGTGTGGGGTTGGGTCCCCGCACCATTACAATTAACAGGTGCAACGACTCCTGCTGTTAATACTGTATCCTTAACACAAATGTTAAATCACGTTAATCAACGTGTTACTGATTATTTTAATGCCCGTAAGGATAGATTAAAATTCATTCCTAAAAAGGATGCGACTATAAGAATTATAGGTCGTAAAAAGATCAGACCAGATCTTCGCAGGTTTAATACTCTTCCTGCTATGTTCGATTCAGATAACGAAAAGGTAATCGGAACTATTCCTGATTATCATACAGAAATTTCTTGGAATCATAAGAATAAGAAATTATGGTTAGAACAAACCGGTAATGTTAATGGTAATAGCGATTTAATTGCTATGTATCCCAACTATGCTTGGCTACCGTTTGCTACTCTTGTCAATTGGAATTGGGAAGAAATTGACTCCCATGTTACTCATGGTAAATCACTCGAATGTCCGAGTGCTGCTTGGAATTCTATTACTTATTTTACAGATTCCTAGTAAAAAATGACCGACAGGTCATATGTACATTTTTTTTTTTTTTTTTTTATCTAAGACGCGAACAGAGTGAGCGTTTTAGTCCCAGTAATTAAATTAAATTTTAATTTTATTTAATGATGGAAGTGCTTGCACTTCTTTCTTGTAATTTA